TTTCTGGACAAACACCTGTATCAACCTCGGGTCTCCCGTGGAGACGCTGAGCGGCCAGGGTGTCGGCGGAATCGGGTGGTACGGCTACCAGAATCTCGCGTGCGATCTGCGCAACAACGTGTTCACGAAGCATCCAGACGCCGACGCTGCACCAGCAATCGAGGTCGGAACCGGGGCGACTGGAACGATCTCTCACAACTGCCAGAGCGGATTTTCGACGCTCGTTGCAGCATACGACGGCGGCGTTTCGCCAATCACGGCGACGGATACGGTCGATGCCGATCCGCTGCTGGATTCGAGCCTGAATCCGCCTGCCGGCACGCCGTGCGAAGGGACTGGTGTGTTTATCCGCGGCGCCCGCCACTTCGGCGGGCACAGCATGTCGGTAACTGCGCCGGATATTGGGGCGCGGCGATATTTTGAGCAACGCGAATTCGCAAATCGCACCTGATGCAATCCGGCCGCCTCCGCCACCAGATCACGCTGCAGAGCCCGAGCCGCACGCGCAATGCCGTCGGCGAGCCTGTAACGACGTGGACGAACGTCGCGACAGTTTGGGCGTCCGTTGGGCCGCTCTCTGCGCGCGACCTATTCGCCGCGCAGCAATGGCAATCCGAGGTCACGCACCGCGTCCGCATCCGCCATGCTCCAGACGTTGCCGACGTGCAGGACTCGTGGCGCGTGTTGTTCGGATCTCGCGTGCTGGTCATACGCACTGTGCGTAACATCGACGAGCGCAACGTCGAAATCGAGTTGCTGTGCTCTGAAGGTCTGAGGACGGAATGAGCATCCACGAGGACATCGTCACGGCGCTTGCGAGCGTCGCGGGCGGGAAGGTGTACCCGCAGGCGGCCCCGGAAGGCGAGTCCATGCCGTTCGTCGTGTTCCGCCGCATCGCACGTGACCCGCAACTCACGATCCATAGCAAGGCGCCAGACGTCGAGCGGTCTGAGTTCATCTTCGAGTGCTGGGCGTCCGATCTTGTCGACGCAATCGAACTGGCCGACGACGTGATCGATGCGCTAGAAGCGTCGTCACTCGACGCCACGATGTCGCCCATCGGCTCGGAGGAGTACGAGCCGTTCATCGACTGCCACATGGAGCCGGTGCAGTTCTCGTTCTGGCACTGACGTCAACCTGACCCACAGAAGGCCCGCCTCGCGCGGGCTTTTTCGTTTCTGCAACCGGCCGCTCGTGCGGCCTTTTTGTTTGGAGGCCGCACATGGCTATCACCCGCTGGTCTGGTGTTGCTGTCGCTCTCGGTACGCTGGGCGCAGCGCAGGCAGTTTCCGCAATCTCGAAGGCATCGACTGGCGTGGCTACCTATGCCGGCGCCGACCCGTCCAATGGCAGTTACTTCGCGCTGACCGATGTGCTCGGCATGTACCAGGTCAACAGTCGCGTATTCCGAGCCGCCAACATGGATTCCGGAGCAAACACAGTCGAACTCGAAGGTGAGAACACGTCGAGCTACGACACGTTCACCTCTGGCAATCTGCAGCCGGTGTCGTTCGCGTACACGATGTCGTCTGGCGTTGCGATCACGGCGAGCGGCGGCGACTTCGACTTCCTCGACACCACGACGATTCACGACCTGGTGCGCAGTCAGATCCCGAACGTGGCGAACCCGCTGACGTTCTCGTTCGATTGCCGCTGGGATCCGAGCGACACGTTCCTGACGCAGTGCTTGGCGCTCACCCGCACTCAGTCTCTCGCGGCTCTGCGGCTCACGTTCCTGAACGGCTACAAGTTCCTCCTGCTCGGCTACGTGGGCGCGTCTCTCGCGCCTACCGGATCGGCCACGGAAATCGCGCGGACGCCGATCGCGTTCACGGCCTACGGCCTGCCGACGGTGTACACCACGTGAACCTCGACGATCTTAAGGGCCGCCTCGAATCGGCTCGCACGTTCGATCATGCGATCGGCCACATCACCTTTCGCGTGCGCCTGCCCTCGGAAGCCAAGGTCGCGCGCATCTATGCGACCTACCGCGGGGCGACGGCGAACATGGATGCGATGCACGACCTGCTGGCGGCATCTGTCATCGGCATGCGCGGCGCCACGCTCAAGGACATCGCGCTGGATGGTGACGACGTGCTGCCGGATGACGTCGGCTTCGCAATGGCGTTGCTCGACGAGCGGCAGGACATCGCCGTTGAACTGACGAACGAGATCGGCAAGCGCCTGCAGGAACGCGCCAGCCGCATCGAGGCCGATCAAAAAAACTGATTGAGCGAGTCCGATTCGACAACGGCGGATCGGACGGACTCGCGCATTTCATGACACCGGACGCAGTAGCGCAGATGCGCCCGAATCTCTCCGACGAAGCGGAAGCGGCGATCCGCGTCTGGAATGCGTGTGACGGGTACTACCCGGAGCGCATTCCGGCCGTGGTCGCGCTGCTTGATGTCGATCACGTCGACGGGTTGCTGGAGCGAATGCAGGCGATTCGCATCGGCATGAAGGAACTCAATGAGCATCAAGGTCACGACGAACATTCCTGAGTTCAAGCGCGAACTGGCGGCGCTAGGACAGCGCATGGAAAAGAACATCGTTCGCAGCGGGGCGCGGGCGGCCGGTCGTGTTTTCCGAGACGAGGCGCGGCGACGCGCGCCGGTACTGCAGCGTGACGACTTCATCCGAACGAATCGCGTTCCAGGCGCACTCAAGCGCGCCATCGTCACCATCTCGCGACGTTCTCCGCGTGGAACCGTCCGTCAGAGCGTCACCGTGCGGGCGTCCAAGGCGCAACGAGGGCGCGGAGCAGACCCCTTCTACTGGCGATTCCTCGAGGGCGGATGGATCCCTCGTGGTCCCGGTCAGCGGTTCAGGGGCGGCACTCGGCGGCGCCGCCTAGAGCGTCAACGCGCCGTTGCTGGCGGCGCTCGCCGCATCGCCTATCCGTTCCTCAAGCCCGCATTCGATGCGGTCGGTCAACCTGCACTCGCCGCATTCACCAAGGCCGTCGAGGACGGCATCGCCCGCGCAAACCTGAAGACCTGAAATGCCGACACTCGCAATCGACATCGAAGCGCGCCTGGCGTCGTTTCAGGATGCGCTAGACAAGATCGGCCGGCAAGGCGAGGGCGTCGCCAAGCGGATCGACTCGGCATTTGGTGCGGTGCGCTCGTCCCTGGCAGCACTCGGCGTCGGCCTTTCTGCCGGTGCCTTCGCCTCCTTCGTCAAGTCCGGCATCGACGCGGCGGACAGCCTCGGCAAGATGTCGCAGCGGATCGGCGTCACGGTCGAGAGCCTGTCCGCGCTCGAGTATGCGGCCTCGCTGTCGGATGTCTCGATCGAGCAACTGCAGACCGGACTCGCGCGCCTTGCTCGTGCGGCATCTGACGCGGCGTCAGGGTCCAAGGAGCAGGCCGAGGCGTTCACGGCCATCGGCGTGGCGGTGAAGGACGCGCAGGGCAACTTGCGCGGCACGGAGGATCTACTGCTCGACCTCGCCGAGCGTTTCTCCGACATGGAGGACAGCGCCGGCAAGACGGCTTTGGCGATGCGCTTGTTCGGGCGTGCGGGTGCCGAGCTAATCCCGTACCTCAACCTCGGCCGCACGGGCATCGAGGAGCTACGAAAGGAAGCGGAGCGCCTCGGCATCATCATCTCGACCGACACATCGAAGGCGGCCGAGACCTTCAACGACAACATGACGCGTCTTGGAAAGGCGGTCGACGCGGCCAAGTATTCGCTCGCCGAGCAACTGTTGCCGGCGCTGACGCGCATCACCGAAGAGTTCATCAACGCACGGCGCGAGGGCGAAGGATTCTTCGCATCGATCGGTCGGACGATCGGGCGGATTGCCCTCGGCGGGTCAGACGTTGAGATCGCGCAGGAGAGCCTGCGGAAGTTCGCGGTGCAGTTGCGCGATGTTGACCGACAGATCGCTGCCGCGGGAACGGACTCTCGCCGGGAATGGTTCGTCAAGCAGCGCGAGAAGTTGCTTGCGGACATCGAAAGCGCGAAGGCATTGATCCGGGTACAGACTGACCCTGGTGCCATTACCGGAGAGGGGCCGAAGCCGGAAGGAACGAAGCGCACCGCTCCATCCCTCCCAAGCGCCACCACAGGCGCAGACGCCGGCCAGCAGTTCGTCGAGACGCTACGACGCAGGCTCACGGCCATCCAAGAAAACGAGTTCGCCGTTCTGCGTCTGGAGGCCGCACAGAAGGGTGTTGCGACGGCAGCCGAACCGCTGATCCTTCAACTGCAGCGCGAGACGGAGTTCCGCAAGGAACTGACCGAGGCGCAGGCGCGAGACAAGGCGGCAGCGGAAGCCGAGATCGCGCGGCGACAGGGTCTCGTAAACGGCGTGGCCGACTACGTGAAATCGCTGCAGCAGGAGACGGCGCTGCTCGGCCTGTCCAACGAGGCACGGTCCGTCCAGGTGCAACTGCTCAAGCTGGAAGAGGCGGGCCTTGCGCGCACCTCTGCCGAGTTCCAGGCGGCTGCCGATGCCATCCGTGAGGCGGTAGGCGAGAACGCAGGCGCGAAGCTATTTCAGGAAACGCGCACGGAGATGGAGAAGGCGCGGGCAGAGATCGAGCGCATCCGTGATCTCTTCATCGACGGCTTCATCGACGAAGATACGATGAAGCGCGCGATCGAGAAACTTGCCGAAGGAATGCGTAAGGCGGGAGACGAGGCGAAGAAGACTAAGTCCATCGGCGAAGAACTTGGCCTCACCTTCAGCAGCGCCTTCGAGCGCGCTGTGTTGGCGGGCGACAAGCTGCGCGACGTGCTGAAGGGGATCGTCAAGGACATCGCGGCGATGGTGCTGCGAAATTCGGTGACGAAACCAGCGGTCGAGGCAATCGACAAGGCGCTCGGCAACATCAAGCTGCCCGGCTTCGCGACCGGCGGCTCCTTCATGGTCGGCGGCAGCGGCGGCACCGACTCGCAGCTCGTTGCATTCCGGGCGACGCCGGGCGAGCGGGTGTCGATTGAGACGCCTGGGCAGCAGCGCGGCGGCAACTCCTACAACGTCTACGTCGACGCCAGCAACTCGAACGGCATCAACATCCAGATGGTCCGACGCGAGGTCGAACTTGGCATGCGACAAGCGATCGGGATGTCTGTGAACGCAGTGCTTGCCACGGCGGATCGCGGCGGCGCGCCGGCTCGTCAGTTGGGGCGGCGATGACGACACTGACCTTCCCCGCTGGCCTCATCCCGAATCAGGTGACGTGGCACTTGGAGCCGAACACGGCCGCATTCGTCTCGCCGCTCAGTCGCTCGGTGCAGACGCTGGAACTGCCTGGCGCCCGTTGGGTGTGCTCGATGACGCTGCCGACGATGCAGCCGTCGGCCTGGCGCACGTGGACGGCATTTCTCGCCAAGATGCGCGGCCAAGCCGGGCGCGTCTACTATGGCCCGCCGCAGTATCGCGGCATCACGGCGCCGACGTGGACGGCCGATCCGTCCGCGCTCACCGCCGACAGCACGACTGTGACGGCCGACAGCACGGCGCTCGTCAATCAGGAATCTGCCACAGGCTTCGGCTCGCCAGTCGTGGACGGTGCCGATCAATCCGGCGCCTACCTGCGCACGAGCGGCTGGACGCGCGACGTACAGGTCATGGCAGCCGGCGACTATCTCAGCTACGACACCACGCGCGGCCGGTCGCTGCACATGGTCGTGGATGATGTCCGCAGCGATGCAGCCGGTGTGGCGACGCTGCGCATCGAGCCGCCGATCCGCACTGCGCCTGCTGATGGCGCGAGCATCGAGACGGATTCGCCGACCTGCATCATGGCGCTCAAGGACGGGATGACCGGCGCACCGACATGGACGCCGTATCTGCGGGCGGCGGTGAACGTCGAACTGGTCGAGGTGTTCTGATGAGCCGCGACCTCGACACGACAACCGACAACGCCGCACAGGCGTCTCACGTCGTCCCGTACACGCTCGTCGAGCTCGACTACGAGTCCGGTGCGGTCAGGATCGCCTCGACGCCGTTCGACATCACCTACGACGGCGACACGTATCTGGGCGTCGGCCGGCTGGGCTCGATCTCAGCCATCCAGGAGGGCCCGGAGCAGAAGAGCTACGGCGTGTCGATGGAGCTGTCTGGCATCCCGGCCAGCTACTTCGCCGAGATGTCGCAGGAGCGGTTCCAGGATCGTGCCTGCCGGATCTGGGTCGGCTTCCTCGATGCCGAGTCGCATCGCCCGGACGGCGCGCCGGCGCAGATGTTCGGCGGCCGCATGGACGTCGTCGCGCTGCAGCTCGGCCAGACGATCACGGTGACGCTTACCGCCGAGTCGCGCCTGGTCGACTGGGAGCGGGCGCCGAACCGACGCTTCACCGACCAGGACCAGCAGCGCGCTTTCCCAGGCGATCTCGGCCTGCAGTTCGTCCAGGCGACCACGGACATGGAGTTGCCATGGGGCCGCGGCTGATGGATTGGGAGGAACGGCTCGATGCCGTCCTGCGCGACCCGCGTTCGTTCGAGTG